CTTCTTCAAGGTCAATACTTAAAACTTGTGCAATATTTTCTGCAGCTGTTTTAAATTCTTCTGTGTCAAAAATATTATACTCATTTTTATCGTCAAATTTCTTCAAACCGTTCATCGCCATCTTAAAATCGTTAATAGTATAATTATCAACATATCTTTCGTGTAACGGTTTATGTTTATCTAACTCCATAAGCATTTCATCTGTAATAGATGTTCTTTCAAAGAAATCTTCAAATGTTTCTCTACGTCTTGCAGATGGTTGCCCAGCGGTAACGCTGAAATTTGATCCATCTCTTGTAATTACAAGTGGATAGCCCTCATATAAATTACTAAATGGTGAAATCTCTAATGGTTCTCCATCACCTTGTAATTCAATTTCTACTATGTCCATTTGTTCTACCATTTTAGGATAAAGTTCTAATAATTTTAAATCTTTATTTGCATCCCAAGCATAGCACATATAAGAATTCTTTGGTTTAATACCCCAATTCCACTTACCATCTTTTCCTCTCCAACCTGTAACTGGAGACATAAAACTTGATCTTTTAGATTTTTCTAAATTTTTAGATAAATCATACACCATATCAACGTATATATCTAAAATATCAGCCTTATCACCTAATTCTTTAAGTTTATCACTGTGTACAGAAGCATTTATAATCTTCTTATTTTTCTCAACAATTTTACCTGTTTTCTCACCGTCGTTATATTCTTCTACATCACAAAGTAAAGTAGATGTTCTATATAATTCATAGTGGAAATAATTAGAATCATGGGGTGGGGCAATTCTAAACTCATTCCTCCCTGGTTCTATAATGTGATACCCAGCCATTTTTCTTGTATCACTACTTTTGTCTTTTGCTTGCACCTCTGCTTTTGCTGAACGCTTTGCGCCTTTAAATTTACTTTTGTCAAATCCCATATTAATTTCTATTTACTAATTTTATTTTAACACCATTAATAGTGTCTTCTGTTACTTCTAATTCGTCTTCTTTCATACCCTTTGTTATAGAGTCAATTTTCTTACTCTTTTCTGTTAATGCCCAATATAAGCTATTAAGAAATTCATCATACATTTCTGCATCATATCTTTCATCCTTTAATGCTTGCAATTGTTCATCTAATAAGGCACTTTCTTCTAAAGATTTCTCAGACAACTTAATACGTTCTCCTTCTATCTTAAAATAATTACCATTTACAGAAGCTTCTTTTCTTAATTTACGTTTAAAACCAGCTTCATAAATTTCTGCTGTAAATTTAGCTTTTCTTGCTTCTGCTTGTGCTTCTGCCTTTAACAACCCAACTCTATTCAATATTGTTGGTATTGTTAGCATTTCTCCAAGCAAATTACCGTGATGAATTTCTGTTAAATTATCCATATCTAATTCACTACCAAAAGGTTTAGTTATTAGATTAATCGTCTTATTCCCTATTTTAACTATCATATTCTTCTTTAAAAATCCATCTGAATCCTCCTGCTGTGTTACGTCTTCCATTACATACTGACGATATATTTTTCTTACTAATTCCAGTAATTTCTTCAGCAACCCACGCAGATTCAAATTCTTCAATAAATTCATATTCTTTACTAAGCTGTACAACAGCCTTCTTTTGTTCTACACCTTTTGTTTCTTTTGTACTGCAGAAAGCACACCAATATTGAAAACCATCAGGGTTTCGTTTATTTCTGTGGAAGTGTTTTAATTCCAATAATCTACCACATCTACTGCAACGTTTCTTTGTTATATCCATATTTTTATATTACCATTAGGGGGTCACCCTATAAATTAACTGTCTTACATCAGCTCAGATTCGTTCTAATGATTTTTGGTATACATATACCACAAATTATAGTTTATGAATCTGAGCTGATCTGAGTCATTCTCACTATATCTCACAAGCTCCACCAGAACAAGCAATAGCAGCATTATCAGCTGTTTTAGTGTGTTGTCCTGTAAAATCAATAGAATCCCATTTTATTTGCTTAAAACTCTTATTCAATTTATTCCACTTGTGTAATAATTGCACTTCCTTCAAACATTCAGAAGTCTTTAAATCATCACCATTAAAATAATTAACAGAAAACTTCTTAAATCTTCTTACCCAATCTGCTTTCTTATTTTTATCAAATTTATCTAATAATGGTTCATCCTCTAATGTCGTAAAATCTTCATTAAATAATACAGCATCACAAGCCTTCCATAAATTATCAAATAAACCCTCTGAACCAACTATTAAACCACTACTAAACATAGAACCGACACCGTAAGTATCAACTATATATTGTGGCTCACTAACTTTCTGAAATGGTGCTTGTGGGTAGCTAAGTTCTCCAGAAGTAGGCAACAAAGACACCCCACTAAATATATCTCTATTTTCCCAAATAAATTCAGCAACTTCTAACCAATCATCTTCTGGAACTTGTATTGTATTGCTAACATTATGTGTTACACCTTCAATTGTGCATAATTCTGGCCTCATACCATTTAAAACCCAAATTGTCTGTGCTTTTTTAACATATTCTAATTGTTTAACCCCTAACAAATCATCTTTCATTATAGAACCATTCTTAGAAGTTATAGGAAAACTTATAACATTATCAGTATCGGTATAAGCTGATTGCTCTACGGCATCTGGATTAACTCTCTCCATTTCTTTGCCGCCTATTTCGACTTTATTTACTTGAATATTTCTAATATATTTTTCACTATGTTCTCCGTGGATGCCTGATGTAGTACCCAGTAACACAGAAGAATTACCTGATGGTTTTACAGTCGTAATCCTTGCTGCTTTATTTATACCTATGATTTCTGCAATTTCCTCATTAACCTTTAACGCTAATTCAGCTGCTTCTTTCATTATTTCTTCATTAAACAATATATCAGGATTATTCATCCACCCTGTTATTGATACACCCAATAATGCTTCTTGTTCAAATATACGTTTAGAATTATTATCTAAATATTTAAAATCAGTGTATCCTGCTTGTAAAGTACCTGCTATCGTTGCTGCTTTCACTGCATCCATTAACTTATCTTTTGTATCACAATATAAACCAGATATCTCCGATAAATTACATCCCTGGAATCCAGATTCAAAATTATCCGTGTTATATGGTACTAATCCGATTTCTGAACAATTATGAACCAAAACCCCTTTATAATTATCAAATTCACCAACAGAAGTATTAATATAAAAGTTATGATTATCTTCAACTGTTAAATCATAAACATCTTCAATCCCAGCATCTTCTACAGAAACAACATAAACATTGTTTAAAACACATTCACCAATATACTCATCTTCTTCTTTAACCCAATCAATTTTACCATTATGATATTCCCATATCATACGTGATTGTTTCTTATGCCCATCACTAATAGAATTAATCATTCTATTATTTTTCTTAGTTCTATCAAGAAAAGAATAAAAAGGTTCTAGGTTTTTACCCTTACTATTTATAGCTTCTATATATCCACCATCTTTTATGGCTAATAAATGGTCTGGTGTACACCTAAAACTATCACCATTATTTAAAACGACTTTAACAATTTTTTTAGTCCCAGTCTTAAAAGCGACAGCATCTTTTATTTCAGTTTTCCACCTTTTACCATATTTTTTCGCACTATAAACTTGAAAAGTTTTACCTTCAATAGATAAAGATTTTATATCAACACTATTCCTTCCATCAGCAACAGCTACTTCTGTATCACCTGTAAAACAAGGATTAAATAATACATTTTCATCTGGTACAAATATGAATCCTGGCTCACCAAATTCTTTAACAGATTCCATTATATTAAAAAATTCTGATTGCTTTACTGTCTTCCTATTAAAGACAACACTATTATTTGATAATCTACGCTGCCCATTTTCTAAATACCAATCTCCAGTTTTAGCATTTATCATATCTGTATCCCCAGGACTAAATAGACATATTGTGGCAGACCTACGAACACCACCGCTTAATACAGCATCAGCAATCCACATAACAATATCGTACACTTCAATAGATTTTAGATAATCATCATATTTTAAAGATTTTTCAAAAATATCTCTAATTTTTTCTATTGATTTTCTCAACCCTTCTGGTCCTGGAGCCATAAACTGTCCAGCTATTAAACTACCTTCAGGTCTTATTTGGCTATAATCAAACCGTATTTCTTCAGTCCCTTCAAAGTATGACATAACCAATTTATCTATAGCATCAGCCCATCCTTCTATTGAATCTTCAATTATATACACTAATGAACCACCTTCTGTTTTATTTATACAAGGTAATTCGTAAATGTGCTCTTTCTGTACACTAAACCCTACACCACCACCACATAAAAGGGCATACATTATTTCAGAAAATACTTTTGGTCTATCTACATATGTAGATAAACAATTATACATTTTTAATTCGTGTTTTAAAATACCCTCATCCTTATTTGAACTCGCAAATTGTCTTGCTCTTTGTGCTGAAAGAAATGCCTTTTCTTTCTCTTTAGCTTTAGCGAATTCCATAAATGGTAATAATTTAGATAAACCACTACTACCTATTTTTGAATATTTCTCCAAATGCATATCCCATATTCTGTCTACTGCATCATCCCAAGTTTCTTTACTCCCACTTTTAGTAGTTTGTGCATACTTTGTTGCAAAATTATATTCGGACATTTGAACACTAATGTCTAAAATTTCTTCCATAAATATTGCTTGTTTTTGTATTCATTAATGGTGTTATCTTTTAACAACCTTGACAAAATTTTAAAATATAAATCTTGTAAAATATCATTTTTCAAATCTATATTATAAATAAAATCTACATAAACGTATGGGTTCTCTAATTTTTTTAAATTAGAAATATAAACTAATGAATTATATACTATCTCAACCTCTTTTATGAATTCTCCATACGATTGTTGATCGTACTTATATTGTTCTGCAATTGGTATAGAAACAGGTCCAGATTCAGATAATTTAACAATCATATATTCCATATCTCTATAAAAATGAAAATTATTAACTATATGAAAATATCTACCAACTTCTAACCCTAACAAATTAGCGACAATCATTTGTAATGTAGTAAAATTAAACACATTCACAGCACTAAAACCCCATATTAAATCATTAGACCTCATATAAACTGTTAAATCTAATTTACCATTAACAACCATAAATTGAAGTTCTCTTGTACAAGGAAAATCTTTAGTTTCTTTAAAACAATCCTTTGCAGCATCTCCAATATGAATAATAGCTTGTCTTGAATTTATATCTTGTTTCAATTTTTCAACAACAAATTTTAATTGATCTACTTGTCCAACTGTTTGCCTAAAAATGTGGGAGTATTTCAAAAATGTTATCATGTGGTCATCAATAACACCGCTGTAATGCCTTATACGACAGCCATATCCTCCACGCATGAATTTCCCATCATCACTAAAAGTATATAAATTTGGAGTTATCTTTCCAGATAAAGCTAACCCATTTACTCCAGCTAAAATCTCAACCAATTCTGCAGCTGGTAATGCAGAATTCCAATTCCGTGCTTTATTATGAATCATATTCGCAGCTGGATTATTCAACTGTATTGTAACTGGATGTGGTAGTTCAATACAATTATGATCACGAGTTTCCCTGCTAACACCATTCAATAATAATTCTTTAGACATACCAATTAAAGCAGAATCTAAATCACTAAATTCGTATACTTTCATACTATCCCCTTCAATAAATTTTCAAATTTTCTAACCCTTTCCGTAAATTCTTCTGACATAGAAGTATCATGTTCTGCACTTTCTAACCTTATAGTTAATATATCCATCTTTTTCTTAAGTTTTTCTGCTAACATAACCAGCTCATCTAACCTTTCAAGGTTCTCTAACGTTTCTTTTTTTACCATATTTTTAATATTTACCATTAGGGGGTCACCCATTTTTTAGGTTTAACTATTTCTAAATAATTCTTAGGGTTATATTTTTTCATTGTACCTCTTTTTGATGGATCTGCTAATTTTTCTTCTATCCTAATATACTTATCAACTTCACAAAAACAATTCTGTAAATCTGGCAATTGCAACCCTACACCAAAATTATCTGGAATAGGTTTATCTTCCATCCAAATACCCCATAACTCTTCAAAATTATCATAAACATACTTTATGACGTTTGCAACTTCCTTTTGTGGAACAGTAGGAAATAACCTTTGCACCCCACGAATACTCCCTGGTCCTTCTAATACATATTCTGACATATCTTGGCAATACCATTTAGAATAATTTAAATCTTGTACGAGTTGGTAAGACATAAATTTACCTATACCATTAGCAAACTGCAACCATTCTGTCATAATTAACATATTAGGTTCACATCTTAAATCTTCAAACACTTCAAACCCATCTTCATTAAAGAAGTAATATTCTAACATCGTTAAATACTGTTTTGCTTTACCTTTGCCTTTAAGATAATTAAATTTTTTACTCAGAACGAAATTTGAAGCCATTAAATAAGCAGAACTAAATCCGCTTGTTGGGTATTTTTCCATAGCTTCTATTATTTCTTCTAAAATACCTTCTCTCCAAGTAATATCTCCAACTTCTTTTTCTAAATAAGCCCAAGTTTTACCTAAATTAAAAGTCTTAAACAATATAATCCTAAATGTAGTGTCTATAAAACTTCTATCATCATCACCAATTACATTAGCTATTAAATATTGTGATTCCCTATCGAGCCATCTTTGTACATTTGTAAATTTATTTATTTCTAATATTTGGTCTTCTGTTAAATTTTCAGTTTCCCCACTTAATTTTTTTTTGAATATTTGATCTCTCTCATATATCCAATTAAAAAAAGTTTTTACATTTTTTTCATCTATTTCGTAATTCATCTTTTCAATCTATTATAAATTTCCATATTCATATCTAAATACCCTCTACTGTTTATATTCTTACCTGCATTTACCGCATCAGTAACAACCTTTTTATCTTCTATTATACCGAACATTAATTTATCAACACTACCTTTTGCAAATATATAATTTACATTTACGACATTCTTTTGGCCACTCCTCTTTAATCTACCAATTGCTTGTTCTAAATCAGAAGGTCTATCTGGTAATTCTATAAATAATATATTATTACTAACATTTTGTAATCCATCTATTCCAGTACCTAATGATTGAATATTGCCAAACAAAAACGGATCATCGTTCTTTTGAAATTCTTCTATAAATTCTAATTTATTTTTAGAACTTGTAGAACCATTTATTAACATACACCCAAAATGTTTAGAAAGTTCTTCAAGTGGTGCTACCCTTTTACCAAAAACCACAAGTTTCTCACCATTCTCTTTGAAATCTGATAACCAGCTTTTTATGTAAACAATTTTACTTTCTATAGATATTCTCTTCAAAACATTTGGTAAAATTAATTGTGGGTGGTTCTCTGCATTTTCAACTTTTTCATCATCATCAGTTGTTTTTCTAATATAATCTGAAATAGACTTAATAGCTTCTTTATGCTCTTTCTTTTTATCAAAAGGTACTTCTATAAAGTTTTCAACATATTCTGGTAATTCAGAAAGTACATCAGAACTTTCATACCTAATATAACAACACCCACGAAGCCTCTTATTTAATTCAAGTGTATTACTTGCCCCACTATCATCCAATCCATAATTACCATAATAAGCATTACAATATCTAAAAATAAATTCTTTCCAACCACCAAATACAGAATCATATACACCTAAAATCTTAAGTGGTTCTTGTAATTCACGTGGTCTATTCATTATTGCAGTACCACTCAAAAGAAATTTATATTCTATTTTTCTTGTTATACGTTTGAACGCTTTAGTTCTCATAGACTTACCATTTTTAATCATTTGGCTCTCATCTGCTACAACTACTTTCCAAGGTATCTTCTTTAATTCTTTCTCATGTTTCTTTAGTATATCATAATTGATAACTACAACATCTTTATTAAAATCAACATTCTTCCCATCAATCACAGATACTTCTCTACCATCAACCCACTTTTCCCATTCTTTTGCCCAATTATATTTTACACTCGCTGGAGTAACTACTAAGGCTGGAAACATATCTTCTATCTCAATACCTACAATACATTGCCCTGTTTTACCAAGACCAACAGCTGATCCATTAAGTAATTTCTTATTAACTATCATTGATGTTATTCCTTCAACTTGATAATGTCGTGGTTTTAATTTAAAACCAAAAGCATCTATCTTACTTTGTGTTGTGGATAATTGTTCTTCTGTAAATAGCTTAATATCATCTAACTTAATAGGTTCTACACCTTTTTCTGTAAAACCATAAAGGTTGATTAAATCTAACAAGGAATCCAAATTTGATTCTGTTTCTTTAAATCTCCATTCTTTCGTTATCGTATTAAAAGATGGTTCTATAAAAGAAACCTTAATCGATCTTACGATATTCGGGTTATACTTAAATTCTAAGAATACCCATCCATTCTCAAACCTATACGTCATAATCTATAAACCATTGCTTTACTATCGCATCTGCAAAACCTTGAAATGTTTTACTTCTAATCCTACTTCTTTCTTCTGGTGTAGAAGAATTTATAAATGCATTATAATACCACATAGGTTGCTTATTTTTTCTGCCTGTCTTTTTATTTATAAATTCTTTAAATTCACCTTTTTCTACTATGTCTGTAGGTTGTAATAACGGAAAACCATCTAACCATAAACAAGTAGATTTACTCGCTTTATCACCAAAAAAATAAGGTTGTACAATTTGGTCTGGTTTTCTTATGTATGTACTAATAACACTTATTGGGTTTTCTATAGCTATACGTTTTATCGGTGCATCCATAAGTTTTTTAACAAAATCTAATGCATCATTTTGTTTTTTTAATCTTTCAAGGTTTACACTACCATCTTTATTATACATCCATCTTGCCCCACTTACAGCTAAATAAGTACAAGGAGGATGAGCTATCATAGCATCATATTTTCCACTATATGCTTCAATTAAAGCATCACCTTTAATGTGCCACTCAGGATGCCCACCTGTACATTCTAATATATCACAAGAATATGCTTCAAAACCAGCAGCTCTTAATGAATTTGCAATCGTTTGGCTTTCTTCACAAGCTATTAATATTTTACCCATTTTTCAAATTATATTGACAATAATAATCAGCGACATTATTTCCTAAAATCAAAGGATTACTAAAATCTTTTTGGTGACCTCTAATATGGTAATATTGAACATTCAAACACATTTCTTCTATCTTATCTACTAATTCTACCATTTGAACCCATATATCATTATTAACTCTGGTTTTGTAACTTCCGTCTGCAACCCAATTATGCAACCACCATTTCATAGACTTTATCACAAACTCAGAATCTGAAACTATCAAAGCATTATCATTTAACTTAATCACTTGTTTTAATGCCCAAAGCATCGCTGTCATTTCCATACGAGAGATTGTTGTATCCTTTATATTATTTTTGTGGAGAACAGTTAAATCCTCAACATAGACAGCCCATCCACCTACTCTTAATTTGTTGTAACAACTCCCATCTGTAAATATTCTAATCATAGTCTAAAATCCTTCCCTTCTATTCTAATAAATCGATTATGTTCTGCCAGCCGAGATATTACCCTTGACCCATATCTACCATTTAACTCTCCCATGCTCAGATTCGTTGATGCGAATAGACATCTTGGACCAGCCATCTCATATCTTTGCATCACTATCTCTTCTATTGGATTAATGACAGTACCAAAAACCATTATTTTATCTCTCTCAGCCCCAATGTCATCTAATATAAGATAAGGCATCTTATGTATATTATACAATGTATTGCCGCTGAGCCCATTAAAACATTTATCTGCCTTATAAGCATCCAACCACTCAAAAACCACGAACTCATTGAGTACCATATATAACTGTACTATCTTTAATAATCTTGTCTTACCAACCCCAGTATCTCCACCAAGGATAACCCCCATTTGGAAACCTCCATCTATAGATTCTTGGAAAGCTTCTATTGCCTTTATTACACCACTTGTTAATTCTATATCATAATCTTCTGCGAATTCTCTTAACCCCATAAATCTTCTAAATTTTTTGTATCTTTATTCTTAAATTTCCCATTCTGTTTACTGTAAAAACCACTATTCAATTTATATAAGGTTTCAGGCTTCATAACCCAGCCGAGATCTTGTATGTAAATCTTAAATTGTGGGAGTTGGTTCAAAGGAGACTTTATAGCTGTATCTATAATATCATAAACACCTGTCACACCGTGTTCTTTTACGGCATCTAAAATATTTATCTTATCACGTTCCCACAACTTCTTATTTTTTAAAACAGCTTTTTCATTCCAGTATCCTCTTATGTTAGATATTACTTTATTATCTTCTTTTGTAAATTTCTTCTTACTTTGTTTCTTCAACATTTTTGACACTTCTGCTGCAAATTTTTCATCCCGTAATGCTAATAATAATTCTTCTTTTATATCCATATTAAATTGTATTATACCATTAGGGGGTCACCCAATCTGAAACCCGCACAATCTGGGTGAAAAAGGGGATTTCTCCCCTAATTTTATGTAACTGTCAAAGTTGCTGCAGATGAAGTCGTAGACCCCACCCCATTTGTCAATACACAAGTATAAGAGCCACTATCTGAAGATGTAATGCTATTTAACACTAATCTTTCAGAAGTACCCCCTACAATGTCTACCCCATCTTTTTTCCATTGGTAAGTTGAAACACCTATACCCTGAACTGTAAATACAACTGTTCTGTCTTTTTCAGACGTTCTATTTGTAGGTTCTTTTTTGATAATAGGTTTTGATGAAATAGAAACTGCAAATTTTTCAGGATCTGTAATCCCAGTATCTATAAGTCTACTAAAGGTTAAATAAAAATCACCTTTAGAAGCACCTGTTATTTTATCAATCATTAATTGATAATCTTCATATTCAACCACCGTTGAATGCCTAAAATTACCGTAACCAAACATTAATGGTGATTCTAAATTTAAAGCAGCGTTCATCCTTACGCCATCCCAAGATTGACCATAACTAACATTTCCAATGGCTAATGGTAGCCCTTCCATAACATCTAATTTCTTAGATTCTGTTATAAAATCTACATCACCGAAAAATCTTCCGTCTTCTCCAACTTCTTTTTGTAATGCTATAAAAGTCTTCCTTGACAACCCTGTTTCTGTTATAACAGTTCCACTATTAATAGCTTTTCTAAATAATTCGGCAATAATTTCTAAATTGATTGCGTGAATACCTGCTTTAACTATTCCTATAATTGTTCTGTCATTAGAACTTTCAATTAATTCTCTACTGACAGGTAAAGTGAAACCAACTCTTCTTTGAGTAACACTTGCTGATTTTGGATTCCCTACCGTTGGTAGGTCTGCACCTATGGCTACAAATTCAGCTTTATAATCTATATCTGGTATCTTTGTTATATGAGATGAAGTATTAACAATATTAACACCAAACCACTCATATTCTGGCCATATTTCTTCATAAAATTCATAATTAGATACTATATCTGCCGTATCTAATGTAGATAACGGATCTGCAGCACGTAAAGATTCTAATTGTCTTTCAGAAATCTTAACTATTTCTCCATTGTTATCTCTAATTTTTTCTAATAATTCTTTCATAATTTTCTATTATTTTTAATTTTGTGTTATTTTGGGAGTGGTTTTACCACAACACCTTCGCCCATGATTAATATACTTCTGAGTCATAATGAGATCAGCTCAGATTCGTAAACTATTGTTTGTGGTGTATGTATACCAAAACGAGCCAATACGACTATACAATGATTAAAATCATACTCAGAAAGATTTAATATATTTTTAAATCTATATAAAATCCATTTATTGTATAACTTCCCCCAATATGTGGAAATAACAATACACCAATCTTATTTTTACCTGCAGGAAATCTAATAGAAGCATTTTGTGATTCATTGTATAAATCTATACAATAATCACCATTATCCCTATAAATTTCAGCTATATATTTTTTACCACTAACTAATTCTAATAATGTACCTTTTTGTTTTGTATTTTCTTGTGGTGATACACCGTTAATATAAAAATAATAACCAGCATATAAAACGCCATCACGGCATTGGAAAACTAACCTATTACTATTTTTATAAACAGATCCATCACTATACCCGAATATCTTACTCCATCCATTATGTTCTGTCTCATAATACCAACTGTCATTGACAATAAATGCTATTTTTACATAATCATCTAATTCAGCAATAACTGGGTGGATAGTATAATTGTAATTAGTTGAATACCTAATATACCCATCATCAAATAATGGTTTTGTACAACTTGTTAAAAAGATAAGTAGGGTAAATAAAACCCTACCTATCTTCTTCATGATCTTCCATATTAAACAGTCTTGATGAATCTGATTTTAAATTAGTATTTATATCAACTTCAATATTACTGCTTCTACTTATGAATACAACAGAACAACTCCAGAAGAATACAAAAAACATAATCAATATGATAAAATATTTTATGTATCTTATTCTTTCATTATCCATATTCAAAATTTTAAGGGTCTAAAAACACTATTTGAAGTTGCATTGTTGGTACTTCTTTAGCATCAACAGAATACAGAATATTTAATGCCCATTCTCCTGGGAGTGGCACGTAATCTGTATGAGCATTTGCATCAGTATCCCATGCTTGAGCTACTCCACTCGGTTCACCTAATACATACCAAATACCCTTCTGTAAGCCTACCCAAAGAGCTGGATCATTACCTGCCATATTAGTATAATCAACTGGGTAAGAAACATAATCTTGTATGTGGTTAATAGCCCAATTTAGAACAGCTAACTTCTCTGTTGTATAATTACCAGCACCTTGACTTGTCAATTCTGTTGGTAATGGATATAATGAACTTGCAATCTTAACTGGGTAAGGCTGACCAAAGTAAATATATACGTCTTCTTGTCCACAAAATGACGGATAATCACCATCAACAAAGTCATAATCACCTGTTGGTATACCACTAACAGCAAGATCAATATATGCTCCTAGAGAAGCTGGTACACCCGTTGAAACATCACCATAATCAGTTACTGTAATAGTAAATGGGTCTACGGGTAAATTTACATAAGGTGCAAATGCATAGTCAGAACCTGCAATATTACATTCTCCAATAGTAAAGTCTACTACACCATCTGCTCCTGTGTCAGGGCAGTTGTCATCAAAGAATGTCCA